TGGTAGTTAAGCCGCCGTGTGGCTCTGCGCGATTTTGCAGGCTGTGCATTTTTGTCTTCAAGCCAGCGTTTCAGTTCGTGCGTGTTTTTGAATCCGACTTTGCGCCGAATCTTCCCGCCCGGCTGCAGGTGCAACAGCGTGGGAATAGACTCGATTTTGTAACCTTTGGCAAGATCTGCATTTTTGTCGAAATCAATAATGCTGACAGCGTAACCATCAACCAGCGCGGGGTCGTCCTCGATCGCTGTTTTGAGCGCCTGACAACTTGAACACCAATCAGCGCTAAATATCAATAAATCGGCGCCGTGTCCCGCGCTCGGCAGGCCACTAAAGAGTACAGCTAACGACAAAATAAGCAGAGTACGCATAAATGAATTACGGCAACTCAGGACTTAACTAAAAAAGACCCGCCGAGTGAGCATCGTTGAGAGGCCCGGCGGGTGTGCTGCGAGATGTGCCAAACATTTCAGGTTGTCGGCGCCGGAGCAGGCAGCGTGATCGTGACGGTGCCATCGGCGTTAGGAGTGAACTGCCCAACAACTTCAATGCCCTCTTGAATGGCAACGGGGCGAACATCGGCCAGCAGCGCGCCAAGTTTGGCATGCAGTTGAAAAACTTCAACCGCGTCTGTGCCGAGCGCCGCAGCGATTTGCGACGGCGTTGCCTGCGGATTGCGCCAAAACTGTTTTGCGCCCTGATTAAACGCTACCGTCATGCTGTGAAATGCGGTGCGCACTTGCTGCTTGAGGTGATTGGCCTGCCGCTGGGCGGGCGTGATTTCATTGATAACAGGGGTGTCGAGAACGCTCATCGTTTTACTCCGTTAGGTGTGATACCAATATAGCTACTGCCGCAAATTTACTCAATCGCCAATAATGGTTGGAATGCGCCCGGCAGTTGTACGCAAGTAATCCAAGTCAAAGAAATCGGGTCGAACCTTGATAACTCGATACCACCACGAGCCCAGCAGGTTCATTTCAAATACGACGCCCTGATTTACACCCGCCGACGACAAGTTAAATTCTACCGTATTAGGGTTTTCGGAGTTTAACAGCATTGTGCCGGAGTAGGTTGTATTGTTCTCTTTCAGGAGCGTAAACGACCCGCAGCAGCCAGTACTGCCGTAGGGCGACTCCACTTGCATTCTGTTAATTGCATAGGAGTTTGTAAGGTCTATTTCGTACACGACGCCGCGGGCGGGTCGCGCGGAACATGTTTGGTTGTCAGAGATAGAAACAATATCGTTGCCGGGGGTGAGCGGCGGAACATCAACATGCCAGCGGGCGTCATGTTGCGCGTCTGGGCCCACATACTGACTCCCCGATAGGCTTGGCTCGCCCTGTAGTACGAGCAGCTTTGTGTTTTGCGTCATGTTCGGAATACGCGCGCCCCACAAAGAACCGCCGCCGTGGCAATTTACTGCGCCCTCGATAATCCAGATTACTTCTTTTGTTGCATAGTCAATGGCGAATACGGCGCTGTTATGCCTGCAACTGACGACAATGTTTCCGGTTATTGGATGCACATCTATAGAGTTGATGTGATAAAGCTCTGACCACCGATTACCAAAATAATCCTCTGTCCACCACTCCCACACGATTTGATTTTGAGGGTTCTGTTCTTGAATATAGAAGCCGACAGCGGTATAGGCTGCATAAATAATGTTGCCCTTACGATTTGCCGGCCCCTTGATGGCGTGCGACTCGTGAATATCCCACGTTTCGTTATTGCCTTTGCCGTTTGGATTAATCATCGTATACGGTTTTGCAGTCAACTCATTCAGCCCAATATGGATATCCCATCGATCGCAGTTGTGCGTGCTGCCGTTAGTAATCAGTTTGTTAGTGTCCCAACCGGCGTGCAGACTGATAACTTCACACAACGAGTCATCGTTGTATGTGTACCAGACCGGCACGCCGTTAGAGTTGTATACCACCATGTACGGCCCAATCGCTTGCGTACACGCAGCTAAATAATAACCGGGCACGTACTGATTTGTTTTTGTAACGATTGTCGGCAGCGCTGGAAAATCGCTGGGAAGAATTCGAATAAAGTAACTTGTCGGGCCTAGCTTGACGCGCAAAGCTTTATTAACAGTCGCAGTGCCGGTAACTGGATCGCCGTTGTTGATCGTTACAGAATAGTTGCGTTCTGACGAGCTATAAAAATCAGTATCCGACCACACGACGTAATCGTAGATGGTCGGATCAAAAGCCGGCTGCATGCTGTTTCCGTCTACTGAAACCGCCAAGTCGGTAATCGTTTCGTTGGCAGTAAGCTCCACGAACATGTCCGACTCTAGCTGCACTGGCGAGATTAGCTCGGTCGACAAAACTGTGGCTACCCACTGTATTTCACGCGCGGTAGCGCCGGTTACGGTAACAGCCAGTGCTTTATTTACAGCGTCTGCAGACACCGCGACACCGGAGCCTGCGGGCCACGAGTCGGAAATAGATTCAACTACTGGCGCGCCGGAAAGGCTGACGTTATTTGCGTAGTCGCGATAAATGCTGCCGCGAATAGTCCACGCGCCGGCTGTGGTTGCGGAAACATCGTATGCCGACACTTTGACTTCAAATGCCCACGCAGCGCCCGGCGTCAAAGTTAAATTGCCGGTCGTACCGTTGATGTACATGCGTGTTGGCACATCGTTTACGGTCGCTGCGCGTAAGTTGTAAATAGAGAATTGCGCGTCGCCGGGAACAAAAAAGCTTCCGGCCGACAAAGCAAATTGAGCGTCTTTTGTAGTAACAGCGTTTTTGCCGCCAGCAATGCTATTTAAACCGTTCGCTGTATTTGCGTTACCGCCGAGCGTAACAGCATTAACGCCGGCAGCGGTGTTAGCGTTACCGCCGAGCGTTGCTGCCTGCGCGGCGCTAGCTGTATTATTTTTACCAGCCAGTGTTGCAGCGGCTGTACCGCTCGCAAGATTATCTGAACCACCTGCCGCAAACCCGTCTGTGCCGGTGACTTCGTTATTCGTGCCGGGCAGTTCGTCGCCAGTAACGGCGTACGTTAATTGATTCCACGGCGTGACGCCGTCACCGTACTTGATCTTGCCAGTATCAATTTCAAGGCAGGGTTCGCCCGCAGCCAGAACAGCGTTTTGGTCAGCAAGATAACTCGCCGTTCCGCGACGAACTCTAATTTCAATAGGTGGCATAGTTAATTACGGGTTAAAAGGAGTTGTTAGGGGTGTAAAGTTTGCAGGGTAAGCCGCGTAACCCTTAATGACACGCAGTTCATCAATGTAACCGGTAAAATTGTAGCCCTGGTTATGTCCGTATGATCCAATAGTCGGCTCAAGGGTCGTGTTGTCAAAATCAAATGCGTCTGTAACCGGAACCCCGCTCACGCCGTTTACATACACTTTAAACACCCCGTTAAGGCGACACACAGCGACATGGTGCCACGCGTTTGCGGTCACCGAAGACCCGGACACCCCGTACACGTAATTTGCGGGGTTACCGTAGCCATAAAGAAACACCACAGATCCGTAGAAAAGAGCGATAACACAGTAATTGCTTCCAGACTGGCTCTGGGCGTATAGCACTTGTATCGCTGAAGCTATGTTCGCGCCGTCGAAGTACATCCACATCTCAATGGTGAAGTCGCCCGTCCCGTAAGCGAAGTCCGCCGAAGCCGGCGCAGTCAGCCACGAGCCGCCGGCAAAATACCCGCTCGCTCCGCCGAACTTGCTCTGCGCGGTGCTAATAACCGCGCCATTATTACTTGTCACTTGCAGCGAGTTCTGGCCACTGTCGGCAAAATCCGGGCTATTGTTTTCGCCGTCAAAGTGCAGGAGAAGCGCCGATGGCCCGTCGTATGATGGCGGCGGGGGCGGCGGCGGTGGCGTGGGCGGCAAACAACGCGCCAGTAAGCCGCGCTCTAGTCCAATCAGCGCCGCGTCGCCCAGCGCATGATCAAAAATTACAACCTCTGCGATGTCGCCGTGAAGGGCTTCGTCGATGGCGAACGTGCCGCCGTGACCAATATAAAGATTGCCGCCAGCAGTTTGCGCCATGCTTGCATTGACGCCGGTGTCAACTTCTTCGCCATTTACGCGCAGAGAGAGATTGCCGGAATTATCAATTGTGTACGCGAGCAGCGTCCAATCAGCAGGCAGCGGCATAGCGTGCTGACCAATCGGGGGGTCGCCGTTGGAATACAACTCTACGCCGTCAGTGGTGTAGTTATTAAACACCAGCGCCAAACCATCATTTTGCTGCGCGTCGATTCCCGTAGTTGGCTGAAACGCCAGAATTCTTTGAAAACCGGGTGGCGCATTCAAAGGCGTTGGCTGTTTAAGTACTACAAACCCAGACGAATTCTTGAGATTAAACTCGTATGCCACGTCAAGCACATTCGGGTCGCCGCTGAAACGCACAACATTCTGCCCGGCAAGTCCTTCGCCAACAGCCAACGTCGGCGCCGGCGCATAGTCAGCGGGTGTAGCTGGACGTGTATTGCCGCTCTTGTCGGGCCACACCGTGATCGAGCCATTAAGCGTGCCGATTTCAGCGGTAGAGTCGAGCCACAGATCACAACCAGCGACATCTGTGGGTGTGACTTCGGATGTGGCGCTGAGCGGCGCGGTCGGGGGCGTGAAGTTGCGGGTGTAGACGGCACTACCTTTGACAATGCGAAATTCGTCGATATAGCCGTTGAAGAACTCAGCCGGGCCGCTGTCTACTCTCGCCCCAATCCACAGGGTATCTTGCACGTTGTACGCTAATGAATTGCCGCTGCCCGTCGCTACGACTACGCCGTTGCAGAAAAGGCGAAGCGTTGTGCCGGACCTCGCGACGGCAACGTGATTCCATTCCGACGTGAGTCCGGGATTGCTTGCCAACAAATCCCACGTTAATCCGTTGCGGCCGAATCCGATGTCGCCAGCACCATATACGCCCGTGGCAAACATATAGTCGCCAATGGCATTGCCAGAGCAGATGCTCTTGCCTCCGGTCTGCAATTTGATCCAAGCCTCTATGCAAAAGTCGCCAGAGTCAAAATCAAATGCATCGCTGGCATTAATCGACAGGTAACTGCCACTGCCGGCTAAAAAGTACCCGCTCGCTCCGCCGAACTTGCTCTGCGCGGTGCTAATAACCGCGCCATTATTACTTGTCACTTGCAGCGAGTTCTGGCTGCTGTCGGCAAAATCCGGACTATCGTTTTCGCCGTCAAAGTGCAGCAAGAGAGACGCTGTTAGGTTAGGTGTAAACGGGCTCGGGAACGGCGTTGTGGGCAGTGTAAAGTTTTCCGTGTAGCGCGCGACGCCCGGCGTGATGCGCAGATCGTCGATGTACCCTTGAAAACCGGCGTCGAGAGAGCCCGGAGAAGTGCAGAATCTTCCGCCAATTGTCACGTCACAGTCGACTCCGGTTAGCGGGTTAACAGCAAGATTCGATGTTGCTGTGGGACCAATTTGCACTCCATTCCAGAAGCAACGTACTGACTGGCCGGCTCTAGTAACTGCAAGATGTGTCCATTTATTGTCGGCGTTTTCGTCTGGTATCGGAAACATAAGATTGGAGTGGCCGGGGCCATAACCAACATTTGGTCCGTCGCCGAAAAATACACGCACATGCCGGCCGGGTTGCCAGCCGCCAAAGTCCAGCGTGATCTCGTAACCGAACAGCTGCGTTCCACATATGTTGTGAGAAAAAAGCGCCATATATCCGCTATTCGTTGTCGGATAGAACCACATCTCTACTGTCCAATTATCTTCTGACAGCGTTAAATTTTCAGGCGGTACGGTGAGATACGCGTTTCCATCAAAGTACGCGCTCGCCCCGCCAAACTTGCTCTGGGCTGTGCTAATAGCCGCGGAGCCTTCGGCAGTCACAGTATGCTGCAAATACGAATTATCAACAAAAGTAGTGCTGGCATCTGCGCCATCCATATGAAGCAGTAGTGTAACGTACTCGGCGGGCAGCGCGTCGTTTTGCGGCGGGGGCGGCGCCGGAATAACCGGATCAGGGAGCGCACGGGGAGGCGGGGTAAACTCGGCCGCGTACCGGGCAACGCCCTTGGTGATTCTGAAGTCGTCAAGCAATCCGTTAAGGTAATGCTCGTCTTCATTTGTCCATCGGCGGCCGATCACGGCGGTTGTCTGGCTGCCGCCGTCTAAATTCATAGCCGTCGTTGCGGATGCCGCTTCAACGCCGTTGACATACATCTTCAGCACGCCGTCAAGCCGCACAAACGCGTAGTGCGTCCACATGTCGTAATATGCTGAGATATTTGCTGCAATAAACGTAAAATTGTCTATGTCGTAGCAAAACCCAAACATGTTCGCGTCGTCACGGAAACCGATAATGTAGGTACCCGGTTCCTGCGCACTGGACGCCGTAGAGAACACCGCAGAATACTGGACGTAGTTCAGTTTGCCCCAGAACTCAACAGTAAAATCGCCATCGTCGAACGCAAACTCTGGCGCCATCTCTAGTTCGCAATGCCCATCAGCCGCGAAAGCGCCGCTAGCGTTACCGTACTTGCTATTTTCAAACCTAAGTTGCGCGTTACCCGCCGGTGTCACCGCGTGGTTATGCTTTGATGTGTCGATAAACTCGGCCACTGGCAGCAACGAATTACCAAATGGCGCTGTCGGCGGGCTGAAGTTAGCTGTGTATACAGCGATATTCAGCACGCGCAATTCGTCAATATAGAACTCTTCTGAGCCGAACACCGACGCTTGTTGGCCAATTTGAATCGTATTGTATTTTGGTAGATTAAACGCGTCGCGAGTGTATACCCGGACACCGTTTACATACATAGCGAATTCATCAGCGGCTGAATCGTTTACCCAAGCGACATGCGCCCACGTGCCGTAGGTATACGGCGTAGGTGTCGCGCCGCCGCCGGCGTTGTTGGGGGGTTCGCCGCCGGCGTAAATGCTGTTTCCAACGCCGTAAATACGGGGCAAAAGACCGAGAGCGTTAACAGAGATATCTATAATCCACCGATTTGGATAATCTTGATACCCGGCGCTAAGCACAGTCCGGTTATTACCGATGTTTGGCCCGTTGGTTAAAAACCAGCACTCTACAGTCCAGCTACCAGTAGACAGATCTACGTCCGCAAAGCCATCCAGATAGTCGCTGTAACTATCAGGGCACCTGAGACTAGCGCCGCCAAATTTACTTTGAGTAGTGCTAATTTGAATGTCGCCAACAACTGTGACGTCACCGTCTTGCGGAGAAGAATCAACAATGTTTTTGCTGCCGTTAGTCCCGTTGAAATGGAGCAGCAGCGTAGCGTTATTGATATAGGGGTCGACTGCGTTGAGCGCTAGCGCGTTCGCCGGCTTGTCCATGTGTAGGAGCAGCGAAACGTTGTTGCCATCCAAGTCGACAGTGAAATTTTCTTTGCCGAGTTCGTAGTTGTAGAGCATCTGAACGTCTTGCAGCGACAAAACGCGGTCCCAGACGCCAAGCTGATCAACCAAGCAGGCAAGATTATTTTGCGTAGCCGTTTGATCGCCAATTCCAACGCGCAGCGGAATGTTTCCTGCACTGAAAGAACCACTCGTGGCTACCTGCGCGGCCTGCAACCCATTGATGTACAACGTAAGCGTGTTGTCGCTGGCGCTGTATACCAGCACAACGTGGTGCCAGAAATTAGCAGTCAAATCTGGCGCAACGACAGAGTAGGTGGCGGCAGAAGTAGCGATGCGACCAAATACGGCATTGGTATCTAAACCAGTGTCACCAAAACCGATCTCTAGCTGCCCAGACGCATTTCCAGCAGCCCAGTTCTGCACGAGCGCAGCACGCCCGCCGGACATCGACGCAGCTTTAAACCACGCCGAAACAGAAAACGAGCCGGCGAGCGCAAAAGAGCTTGGCGCTTGCAGGTAGTTATTGCCGCCGGGCAATTCAGCCGCGTTGTTAATGACGCCAGCAGAAAAGCCGACCGTGCCAACCTGCGTCAGCGGAACTTGCAGCGCTGTAATACCTAAACGCGAGCCAGATTCTTCGTTCAGACGCCAGAACGCTCTCATCCCGGTGAGCAGCGGGTGATTAACGCTAACCACGCCCCAGCGAGCCAACATGTAGTTCTCAGCGTCAATTAAATCTGCAGCCGACAATACGCTGTCGTATAAAACGACTTCGGCAATGTCGCCGCTATAGTTGTCAGAAGCAAAATCAACGCGATCACCGCCGAGCGCTAAATGCGTCAGACCCGAGACAGAAATACTGTTCGCGTATTGCGTGTCTGAACCGTTCGCGCGCGTAGAAATACCGGCTGCGCTGAATTGCAGCGTGTACACAACCGGTTGCATATTATCAACCGACTGCGGCACCAGATAATCACCGTCAAACTGCACGCCAAATGTGGTGCCGGTTTCTGTGCCGCATAACACGAGTTCTGTTGCGCTGTCGGTCGTATAGGCGGTGATTAGTTTGCCGCTGGTGCTTCGACCGCGACGCCGGAGAGCGACTAATAACGTAAATTCGGCAGGCAGATCAAACTTACTAAGCATGACGTCGTTATCGCCATCAAACGTCACAACATCTTTGCTGGCAAGCTGGTTAGTGGCTTGCGGTCGCGACGATTTGCTTGACTGCACAAACTTGGCGCCGGATTCAGACGCATCTTCCCATACCGATACGCGGTTATTTACACGGTGCACGTAATCCGCGTTATCCGCATCCAGCCATAGCTTTAAACCAGCGATCGTGGGCGGGCTAAAAATATCCGGCTCGGCGGGCACGGCGCCGGCTGTAAACTCACCGCCGTCTACCACCTCAAGCGCCGGATTGGCGTAAGGCAGATTTCGCCACGGGGTTACACCGTTGCCGTATTTAATTTTGTTCGTATCTACCTCTAGCCCCGGCTCGCCGCGAAGCAGAACGGGATTGAGAGCGTACAGCGCAGCAGCGGTACCGCGCTTAAATTGAATGTTTGATGCCATGATGTGCTAATAAAATTAGGATACAACGGTTATGGGTAACCCAGCAGTAGCGCGCAAGTAATCAATATCAAAATAGTCTTTTGAGACTTTTGTGATCCTGTAAAGATCGCCGGGAAAGTCTACCGCGAAAATGATTTCTGTGGGAGAAGCGCCGTCACCCGAGTCGCCGTATTCCACGAGCGGCGGATGCTGCTGCGTAAAATTTAGCACGTGGCTATATTCGCCGCTATCGTGCCGCATGATTTGATAACTACCGAGATAACCAGACGTCCCGTTCGGCGCAAACACACTGGCACGGTGTATGGCTTTGTTGTTCGTCAGGTCGATTTCGTAAATTACGCCTCGCGCTGCCGGCGAATTGGCGCTGTGTGGCCAGTAGGTCAAAGCCCGCGTGGCTGTAATTGTGCCTGTCGCGGTGGCTGATCCGCTTTCGGTTACTGTGTAAGTAAACGTGTTTGCGTCTACGACCGTAACAGAAAAAATACCGTTAAACACCGACTCATTAGCGCCGACAACTTGGACGTATGCCCCGGTCGTAAATCCGTGCGCTGCGGCCGTACCAGTTACCGTTGTACCGGTCTGTGTCAGCGCGCTCACCGTTTTAGGCGAATTGGTGCTGCCCGGGAAAAAGCCGGCCTGATTGTCAAAAATAGCTATTACTTGATTGCCGGGCGTGAGCGGATTAACATTCGTCGCCCAGCGCGCATGATGCTGCCCTTCTGGGCCAAGGTATTGATAACCCTCTAACTCTGGCTCGTCTTCCAGCGTGAGCCACTTGGCGTTATCAAGCGTGTACTGGTTCGCTGTTTGAATGATGTTACCCCACGGCTGCGACGCGCCTTGAATCACCCACTTAACGTCTTTAGTCGCGCGATCAACGCAAACAATCGCCGAACACTGCCGGCAGCTTAAAAGCATGTCGCCAGTGACGGGATGAATATCTACAGAATTCATGTGGAAGAACGACGCGTTACGAGCAAGCGCGGTCTGGTCAAAACGATCACTCGTCCACCACTCCCAGCCAATCGTGTTTTGCGGCGTCTGCTCTTGAATATAAACGCCGTACGCTTTGTCGGTAATCGCCGGAGAACCAGCGGCGGGTTGCGTTACAAACGTGTTGTAAATAACGTTGCCGCGCGCAGACGGCGGACTTGTGATCTCTAAAAATTCGTGATTGCCAAAGTTGTATTGATATGTATTACCGTTCCGCACAGTGGGTAGAAAATTGAACGCTTTCGTTTCAATTGCGTCATCTGTGATCGTCATTGAGTAGCGCTGGCCGGTGCCGTTACGACTGACGCCGACTTTGTTGCGATCATTTCCGTGTTGCGCTAAGTGCGGCGTGCCTGCGTTTTGCACATACCACACCGGAACCCCGCGCTCGTCATACACGATGTTGTAGTTGCCGACGTTGATGTCGCGGCGGCTCGTGGTGATGTAGTAACCCGGCACGTAACCTTCTTGCGGCTGGGTAACCACGGCGCCTAACGGCATGTCCGACGGCAACAGTCGAATGTAATACGCTGTTTCGCCGAACGACACTTTAATTGTTTTTCCGACAAAAGAACTATCGGTTGTCGGAGTGCCGTTAACCGTAAGGGTGTAGGTAGCTGTACTGCCCAGCGTTGTCGAGTTTGTTAGTACGCCGTAGTCATAAATGTCGGGATCAAATGCTGGAAAAAGGGTTCCAGAAGAACCAGCCACCGAGGCCGTCAAAGATGTAATGGGCGCAGTTGCAAAGACGTTGACGAAAGCTGCCGGATCTACCGGTACTGCCGGAACGGCCGGCAACGAATAAGCATCGCCACCGCCATTAAACAAAGCAGCAACTTCGGCGGGTGTGATTGCGCGGTTCCAGATGCCAGCGCAGTCAAAACTTACGCGGACGGCTGGATCAAATGAGCCGAAAGTTACAACGTCTGACGCGTTAGACGGCGGATTAGTTGGCGCGGCACTGATTGATGACTGCAGCGCGCCATTTATGTATATCTTGAGCGTACCCGCGTCTGAAACCGCGTCACGTACAAGCGTTACGTGTGTCCAAGCATTTAGTGGAATTGCGGTAGAAACTACCGTGACGTTAGTGTGCGGCGAACCATACCACCGCAACTCTCTGTCATCGTTTAGGGCTAAATATTCGACACCGCTTGTTGCGCCAAAGGGACCAAACGTCAAAATTGTTTTATCTGTTTGCGGCGCGTCGTAAATTTTTAACCAAAACGCCACTGTGCGGCGCGTGGAAAAAGCATGCGCTGCGTATAAAAAATTTGCGCGGTCTAGCGTCAAGCCCCTATTTTGAACACTGATTTCTGCCGCGGTCGCGGACACCGCTACAAACAACGGGTGATTGTTGTCGGATACGTCTGGAATGTGGCCCACAGTGTTATCAAAAAGCCAAAAAGCTTGTAAGCCGTTGAGCAGGCTGTCGTAGGCAATTTCACCGCCATCGATTGCTGTGGCTTTTGTTAACTCAATGACTGTGCCGTCAGCTTTACGTGTGAAAAGTTTTCCGTCGGCGGTATTGATAGCTAACTCGCCGGCAGACAGGCTATCCGCGGCTGGCACCGCGCCCGAAACTGCGCTGCGTTTGTGTTTAATGATGTTTGCCATCGTTCGTTTATCCTGCTTAGTACGCGCCGCCGTCAATGATGGAATTTGTGTAAACGACTGTACCGCCACCGCCAAAATTAACTGGCGCGCCGTCAGCCGACGATAACGTCAGAGTGTTTGAAACTGTTATTTGTTTTGTCGCCGCGACAGTCACACCCGACGCGTTGACACCTGCCGGCCCGGTAGCGCCCTGAACGCCGACTGCACCAGATGGCCCCTGCGGGCCGGTAACTCCCTGCGGCCCACGAACGGGCCCAACGTTGATCCAGCCAGAACCAGACCAGACAAACCCGTCACCAGATTGGGTACCGACGGGAAAACCGCCCGGAATAGGTGTTGAAACTAACCACATGTCACCTACAACAGGATTTAGCGCCGGCGGCCACTGGGCGGCAATTCCTTTAATAATGACGCCTGACCCGGCGGGCCCCTGCGGCCCTGTAGCTCCAGTCAAACCTTGAACGCCGGTGGGGCCAATTGCGCCGGTGACGCCGACAACGCCAGTTGCGCCTTGCGGCCCAATTGCGCCAGCAACACCTGTCGCGCCTTGCACGCCGGTCGCGCCGCGAAAGCCCGTCGCGCCCGCGAGGCCGGTCTGACCCTGAGTCCCTCTCGGGCCTTGCATACCCGTCTGCCCAGCTAAACCCTGCAAACCTGTCGCGCCAACAGATCCGGCAACACCCGTGGGCCCTTGTACGCCCGTTGCGCCACGCGGGCCGGTGGCGCCCACGGGACCTTGCGTACCTTGAATACCTTGTACGCCAGTTGCGCCGGTCGCGCCAGTTTGTCCGTTTGAACCGGCGGGCCCAGAACCAATAAGGTCAATAAGCGCGCCGATAGTTGTGCGTTTTGTCGTGGGCTGGGCGAGCGACACGTCGACGATAGGAATGATATCGGCGCCAGAGGGTGTTATTTTTTCCGGTAATTCGGTGATTTTTTTATTTGACATGGCACGCCCTAGTACGTATTTTCGTCGTCATCTAACTCGTAATGCCGTTGTTGCTTATGTTTGTTGCTTTTCTTGTGTACACCCTCTAGCTCATCGGCGGCGCGATTCAGCCATTTTGCTAATTTCCGTGCGTCGGCAGGCGTCAAAATAGGCAGTTCTACGCCGTATGCTTCAAAAATGATTCCAGCTTCTCCGCGGCCGCCGCCCGTTGTTTCCCAGTTGCCGGCCTGCACGACGAGCGTTGGTGCCTGCTCGATCGCGGCCGGTGACGGCGCGATGTTTGTAAATTCTATATGATCAGGTTTGTTAACAACAACAGTTGCCACGGAAATCAGACCTCCTGAGCGTCATCAAGAATTACAGGCGTTTGCGGCCCGGCGCGTAAAAACAAAAACGTTCCTGTGTAGTACTCATCGGCGTCCTCGGGCGACAGGCAATCTGCGAGTAATTTGTTGTAAATTCGGGCTTTGCTGTAAACAGCGACAGGATCGACGCCGGCAATGTAGCCCACGCCGACGAGTGCCGTGTCCATATTTTCAAACAAAACCGCTTCCGGATTGAGATCCAAAAGTTGATTCAGTACGCGTTTAGCGTCCATCAAAACCTCCGCCTTGGATGTCGCTGAGAAACAGAATGGCTAATTCGCTGGCGCGGCGATACCCTTCGCGAACGCCATTCTGGTACTCCGCGGTACCGACAGCCGACGACTTTGTTGTTAAGTCGGCTATTGTAGCGAATCCGGCGATAGCCTTATTGCGTAAATACCTGTAATCAAAAGAGTTAGTTACGCCGGCAGAATCCGTGCTAGCCACAGGCGCGCTAAATTGCGGCGCGAGCCGGGGCTGTAACGCCATGCGCTGCATCGATCGCGCGCAGCGGGTTACGCTGTCGGCGTCTAGAAACGCAGACGGTGACGCGGGGACATACTTCTGCGCGACTGCCAGCAACGTGTCACAAATTTGCCGTAATTCACCGATTATGCCAACGCCCGCCATTGTCTGCAGTAATTCAAGTTCTGATCTACGGGCTTTTTTAACCGCCGTAGCAATAACTTTTTCGCGCTCGGCTTGTGTAGTTTTTACCATGTCGCGCAGGGCACTTGCCATTTCAGGGCATCTCCGTAAGACTAAGTTTCACCGTCCTTGCCGCAGAAAACAGCGCGTACACAGTGTCGTGCGTGGCCTGCGGTGAGTCGTTTGCGCTGATGACGTGCACACAAGCGGCGTGCGCACGATGCTGAGCGTGATCTAAATAAGCCGCGCGCATACGCTGCCGATCAGCCATGCACCGCCGCTCGTATCTGTCGCTGGGCGCGCCCATGCGAACCTTGGCGGCTGCGGGCGAGATGTCGAGCAAGAAACAGACGTCCGGGTGTATAGCCGACGTCTCCTCAAAAATCTTGAGAATTAACTCGGTCGAGATATTGTTGATCTCGCCCTGATACACCAGCGTCGACAGCAGCCAGCGGTCACAGAGTACGACTACACCCTCGGCCAGTCGTGCGCGAATATATTCAGCCAGTTCTGCGCGAGCGGCTGAAAATAACAACATTTGAGCCGCCGCGGAAATCGGCTCATCATTGTGCAGCAAAATCTGCCGGATTGCCGTGCCGATCTTGGTGGTCCCGGGGTCGGCTACAAGTTCGGCCGCGATGCCGGCAGCCCGCAGCCGCTGATGCAGCATGCGGGTCTGTGTCGTTTTCCCGGCTCCGTCAATACCTTCAAAACAGACGAACACTGGAATCCTTTCCAACGTGCGGGCGCGGATTAGCCTCTGGTAATAGCCACGCTCGGGGAGTCGCCGAGTGTGCCGCGGGTTACACCACTACCAGAATTGCCGGTGATGCTGACCGGCGGCGTCACGGTAGCCGGATTTGTCATCTCAGGCGTCACGATCAGGGTCATTTCACGCCCGTCAGCTAGCCGCAGGGCCATACCGCTGCTGGTCATCCCCACGCCAATAACGGGATGATCGACCAGCCAACCGGCGATATACACGCAGAAATTGTTCAACGGGTCTTTATCGACGTCCGGGTTGGCGTCGATATAGTCACTCAGAATCTGGTTCAGCAGTTCGCTTTCTGGCATACCGCACCTCCTTCTTTTTACTGATCTTGGCCTTAGACTTTTTTTCCGCCTCAACAGATTCGCGTAGCCGTTTGGTTGTCTGGGCCACAAGTTTGTCCATCTTGGCTTTTTGTCGGCAGTCTTTGATTTTTTGGCTTACTTCCGACAGCATGTTTCGGGCTGCGTGGACGTATAACCGCAGGATGTAATACCGGTTGGCGGCGTGTAGTGCAAGTAGGTCCCCGTCTAATTGCGCAAGAATTTTTTTAGCCCGCGGAACCATCTCAAGGCCGCGATCAGCCAAGGCGCGCAAGAGATCCCGCGCCGTACAGATCACGTCAGCCGCTACGACAACCTGAGAACCTACCGGACTTTGACTCAACCGGCCGCGAAACTCCATATCGCGTCTGGTCTCGACCAGCCGAAAATCGCGGCTGACGTCGGCTACCATAGCGGCAATTTGCACCGTTGCCGTTTCCGCAATTTGCTCAAATGCGCAGGCACTGACGTTTAAGACGTCGTGTAAGACCGCCGCCTGCACAATGGCCGCCACGCTTTCCTTGGCGCTGTCCGGCATAAAGTCGGCTCGCACGTCCTGATAGAGCCGAGCCGCAATGGTTTCGGCTTGCTTTGACACGCCGACACAGTGGTCAAAAAGCAGTTCGCCAGTAAACGTTTTCTTATTTTCGTACTGCTGCTGGGCGAAAGTCATTGTTTTTTCGACGGACCAGCCTTCTGTTTTTTTCATGGGGCACCTCCGTGTGCCACCGCGTTACTCAATTTGCAGAACTGATTGCCATCCTTGCTCAAATAGTTTGCGCCGAGTAACGAGGTTATAGGTTATGCGTTTATTTAGATTGTCAATATGCCACGGCTCCGCAATCATGCACTGCAAAGCTTCGAGCAGGTGCTCGTAATCTGGAACGGCGTGCGGCACGCCATTTTCGTCATAATCTGTCTTTGTTTTGATGAGCACGCCATTGGCATCTTGATACACGAAATCAGACTGCGGTGAAAGAGCAAACGACAAGACTGGCGTGCCGCAATTGATAGACGTCAGGGCGCATACGCCGTAGTTATCGCACTCTGCTGGGTACAGCGTGAGATCATGCTCGGCGAAGAGCACCGCGCGTTTCGATAGCGGTACGTTGCGCAGCAGTTTAACCCGGCCGCCCGTTTTTTGCCCGAGAGTCTGGAAAAACTTGGCGATAGCGGGGGAGAATCGGCTGGACGATATGGCAACCGTTAGTTGGCCGTCCGGCATCCGCTCGAATAAATAAGCCAGTCCGCTTAAAAATTCGCTATTTGCACAGCGCGCGTTCCTGTCGAACCACGGCAGTAAAATGCGCACATTTTTTGCGTCTACCCGGGCGTCTTTACGGGTGGGCGGCATGCCAGCGTCGTACGGAATAAACGTCGCTGATTTAACATGATACACATCGCGGTAGAGTTCAAGGCACTCCGCGGACAGCGCCACGACCCGATCCACCCGCTGCATAGCCTTGCGGAATGGCGGTACCAGTTCCTGCCACATCGGCGCGAGTACCGTCACCTTCCCGAGCCGGTTGGCGTAGTTAATCTGCTCAAGTTTGGGCACATGGGTCCAAATAATCGCAGACTGCTTTTTAGCCCAGTCGGTGAACTTAATCACGTTCTTGTACGACACAGCGCTATCGTACGGGATCTGCAGCCGCCCGGGCTGGTTGTCGGCGTAGATGTCGAATTCCACGCCCTTGGAGCGCAGAAAATCAACCAACCTGACGCACAAATAGGTTTGGTCACAGTGGGCGTAATGCGTGTATATGCCTACTCGCATATTATTGAGGCGGTGCGGCCCCGCCTTGGCCGTACTGCTGCGCCATCAGCATGGCCCCACCCTGCGAGCGGGCCTGCTGCCGAATATCGTCGATTATACTCGTCACGAGGGCGTGCATCGTGGCATCGGCCCGCTTGAGTTTGATGAGTTCAGAATCCTTCAAACTTTCGGGTTTCGACAGCAGGTCATTTGCAATTAATTGCGCTTGTGTTTGCAATTCTTCAGGCGTGCGCGGCACACTCGGCGAGTTCTGCCGCTGCATGAGGAACTGGTCGACGGCGCTGGGCGCCTGACCCGGCAACATCGGCGGCTGACCCGGCGCAGGCGCGCCGCCGCCGGCCGGAGCCGCGCCGGGTTGACCCTGCGGCATACCCGTAGCGCCTGAGCCAGTATCGCCCACGCCGGCCATCATATTGGCAGGTTGAGACATAGCCTGCATTTGCTGCGACTGTTCCATCTCTGCCTGCATACGCTGCTGCTCTTCGGCGTAAATCTTCTCCTCTTCGAGCATCCGCTTTGTCTCTTCCTCGTAATCGAGGCCGACAGACTTGAGCCCTGTAGTCTTGGAGATCTGCTGGCCTTGCATGAGTTGCAGTTTCGCCATCTGCCGGTTGAGGTCGTCGGCGTGCGTGACGCGGGTGAGTTTGGCCGACACGGGCGACCACGACATGGACCGAGAAATGTTGTCCGCCAGATCGTTTAAGAACCGATTCAAATTATGTGGTAAATGACCCCAGTTGGCTTCGAACAAGCGCAACGCAGCCGGGGCGGCTTGGAGCGTCAGTGTGCCGTTGAATAATTCAACAGGCATGCCGATGCACTTCAGGAGCGTTTCTTGCCCCTGATCAATAAGATCCCGCGGAGCCAACTGACTGGCATCTCCGCCGAGTGCCTGATAGTTCACCGGGAACGGCAGCACATTCCACCGGGCAGGGTCACTTCGGCGGGCTCGCAACATTTGCTGCACGCGGGAAGAAAAACTTGAAAGATTGATACTGTGAACCGGATCGCCAGAAGCTGCATCGCCGCCCTTGGGCGCCGGCGTGATAACCCGAAACGGCACAACGTAATCGAGCGCAATTGCTTCGTTGTACCGCATCAGAATCTGCACGTACCACGCTTGCCGGAAGTTTGTCAGGACGCGCGAGATGCCCCAGCCGCGGTTACGCATGCCGGCCAGTCCGTCTTCTTTCAACTGGTACAGCACGCCTTTATCAAACATGAGGTTCTTACCATCTTTAATGGCCTCGATAACCTCCCAACTTGCGTTCTTCAAGTAGTGCAAGTGCCCGGCCTTGATCTGATTCCGATAGTCTTCCGGAATCTTCCACACATACTGGCACTCCGTGCTATACGGGTCCCAAAGAATATCAATCTCATGCGGACTCCAGCGTTTTACAGTGACACCTTTGTCGTCTCCGCTGCGCCGGTCAATATGCCGCCACACACCCGTAACTTTGCAGTTCGGACAGGTGGCGTGGAACTGAAAGTCCTGCCACTTAAATGCGCACTGCGTAGAGTTGTGCACTTTCTCCAGCGGCATTTCCAGCCGGCAGTTGTTGCAGGACAAATACCTGCGAAACGGCAGCAACAGGCTGGTGAACGAATTGCCGTAGGTCAGATAATCCAACGCGACCGTGTGCAGCACGTTCTTAATGCCGAGCGTGTCTTCCAGAAAGACACTGTACTTTTCTTTTTCTTCCTGCCCAATCGTCTTGTCGCCAGTATCGTTAATTTCGACGTCGGTGATGAAATACGACACCACCCGGTCGATCGCCTGCCGGTAGACACCGTTGGCGTTCATGATGTATTCGCAATTAGCGACCGTCACACCGCCCGCAATGTAACTGTGATCATTTTCGACTTCAAAATTGTGAACCGGGCCGGTATACGACGCTCGCGCCGCGGCGGTCACACGACGAAACACGTACCCGTCGCGGACAAAAGATTTGCCGGTAGCGCCTTTCGCCGGAATAAAGCCGACAAGGTTTCGCTGCGCCTGCTGTATTTTTACGCTGTATGGCGTCAGACGCTGGCAGTCTGTTTTTGAAAACTTTAAGCAGTATGACACGTCACTGCTGTAGCTTCCGTAACCGCGCTTGGCGCCGACCTCACATAACGAAGGGCACAACCCGGCAAGTTGCGCCAGCCGCTGTAATTGGTACAGCAAAGTGCGCGAAGCCGACCAAACCGCCGCATCACGAAAAACTTTTTTCGTTTGCGAACAATTACCGTCGCCGTCGATTAAACCGCCAATGACGCCGAGTATTGTTTCGTCAGACCACGACAAACAAGCCGAAGAAAGTTTTTTTGTTTTGGCCAATCCGGGACAATGCTCAGCAACCCAGTCAGGAAATTCGACGTCAGAAATCGTTATAAGGCGCACATCTGGTCGTGATGGCGGCGTATAAATTTCGGCTTCTTGGCCCGTTCCGTCGCGCAGTTCCGCGACTAATTTTGCCAGCACGCCCGAATCCGCGTCGCCGGCACCACAAGTAAACCGCACGCGCATAACACGATCGCCGGCGCGGCATACGCAACCTTCGGCGAGATACATGCCGATTAACCACCCGTCATATTTTGGCGCAGTAACCGCCGCGCGAATAGGCAGCGGCGTCGCAACATAGTCGCCTTTTCGAACTTCCGCAGCCGCTATCTTTTCGGCGTCTTTTAGATTTACAGCAATTTGTGACGGTTTTTTAGAGCCAGCGCGAATTACCCACAAATTGTGATTGCCGGTCAGACGCAGCGGCGTACGTTTTCCCAAGCCAGAAAAAGACAACGAAACAATATCTTCCGCTACATTACGCACGCTATAGCGTAAAACGCGCTCTGCGGTCCCGCCGCGCGTCAAAACAACATCGCCCGGACAGACGTCTTCAATGGCTTTTAACGACAAATCTGCCAGTTCCACGGGCGTGCCCGGCACAATGCACCAGCGCAGCGCCGTCTGGATGCTCTCGGGCATCGACAGGCTGGCCACGTCGCAGAACGGGTCTGGGAACCGCTCGTCGGCCATGTTGCTGCGCCCGGGTGCATTACCGTACCCGGGCGATGCTGTGGGTCCTGCTGACACGCTGCGCCCCGTTATTTCGTAGTTGTGCGAGCAGCCTCAGCGGCCCGTTTGCGGAAGTCGTTATCGAGATCCGCAACCGCCGCCTTTTTTTGCTGCGGGGCGGAAACCTGCTCCGGGTGTTCTTCTGGCGTTCGACCCGGTTCGATGATAGCCCGCTTCTCCATGTTACACCTCTGCTTCCGCGGCGATGACAGCGCGCTCAACCTTTAATACACAGTATTCGCGGTTATCATAAACATACTGAAAACCGGTCGTTTGAACAAGGTACAACCGCTGCTCGCCTTTCAACAAAACAGCCCATGGACGCTGATACGGATCGTTTGAGGGCGGAAACCAGCGCGCAGCATTCTGTTCAAATCGCAGGTCGTAAACTAATACCATGAACCCGGTGTAGTCATAATTATCAGGATCGTCCCGCGAAACAGAGACAATGACATCATGGTAGAACGCTGGCACTGTGCCGAGACCCTCCTTCTCGAAATACGCCAGTTTCTGCGGCGCGCCCACGCGCTGACTCGTAACCACGGAATTTGTCATTGTTTGGGCCGGCGGGGATTTCTTTAAGCCGAACGCCGCCATTGGGCTGTAATTACGGTCAATTTTTTCAACGGGAACAACCATAGGCGGCTGATCCGTAGCCGCCAGCGCCTGCGACTCGTTCTGTAATTCTTCGATAATTGCTTCCTCTTCGGGAACGGGCGGGCGCGGGACTTGCCGCGCAGTCGCTTGTTTCGTGGGTGTTCGCTGCACGCCTGATTTTGCAATCTTTGCCAGTTCTTCAAATGCCATAGCCGTCCGCTCCCTAATCGAGTCAATGTCGCCAGCCGGATACTTTTCAGTGGCCACAGCCATAGCCTTTTCGACGCTCGCCGCAGTGATTTGATCGAGTGTCACGGTCCGACTACCCGGGCTGTCAGGCTCGATATTGATCTCAATTTTGTGTCGGTCGTGCGGATTGAAGTTAACCGGAACCCCGCCAGCCGTTGCCGGCCCCACCACGACACCGCGTAAACCTTTTACACCGCCACGCATGAGGTCAGCCATAGACCGACCATTGCTAAGTTTTTCCTGCGTTGGGTCGCGGTAACCGTCCATGCGATCTCCGATAGCTAAAAAAAAAGGGGGCGTGCTACATAGCACTTACCCCCCAAAAGATTCTGGGGTCAACTCCGGGCAGACACTGTATAGCCGATCCCGAGGGATTTGGAAATACAGTCTGCCAAGAGGAACCCCTTCGCCACAGGCTTCGGCCACGCTGTCCGGGGTTGGCAGCACTTCGGCAAACACATTCCCGGACAATAAATGCGCAACCACTAAACCCAACGCGCCGTCTTCGGGAAAAGACGGGAGCACCGATGGCGTGGCGTCCATGTGCAGGAGCCACGTTAATACCGGTACAGATTTACTGTCTTTGGGTTTAATGAAATAGCGCATTTACGCCATAGCCGGGGCGATCTTTTGCTGGGACACTGGCTTCCAGTTTACAGGCGGAAGCACGCTGCCGCCATAAGGCGCTGGAAGATCCTGCAGATCCTCCACCGAACAGATCTGGATTTTCGACCGGTACGTGGCCGACATATCCTGCTGCGGGTTTTCAACCGCTGCCAAGATATCGTCGTCCGTCACGGCGTCACCGAGCGGCCCGATTACATCACGGGCTGCTTCCAGAAATTCCGGCGTCGGCATGTTGCGCCGCGCCGTGTAAATCGGCGTAGGCACAGCGACCGGGGCGTCCGGGTTAAGAAGTGCGTCGTATATCACTTCTTCCGGGACGTCATGATCTGCCGACTCGACCCAAAACTCGTGAACCATCTCGTCGAGCACGGTTTGCGTGACGACGTCAGCGCGCGTGAGGTTACGCCGCTGCAGGATCTTCCGGGCAGGATTAACGACCTTGATGTTGATCGTCGTCATGTCCCGAAACGGGTTCGGAACCATCTGGCCGAGAACAGGACGATGGTCTTCCCACGCCATGTTCTCGTCGATGGACCGCGCCACGAAATCGTCCACCGCGATCCGGGCGTCGACAAGCGACAACCCGGGCATCGAGGTGCGGTCAATCAGCGCGTCGGGATTTGCCGCCTGCTTGGCCGCGTCGATCTGCTCCTCGCCCGTGTAGAACGGGACAAGGAGCCGCGGGAACGCTGCCGGTTGCAATTCCGGTGCGTTTCCCGCCTTGACCTGCCGGGCGTAGGTCAGCAG